ATATGCTGGAGTTGCAGCATCAAAACCTGTGTATGCTCCAAGCCATTTGTCTTTATCTTTCCATGTACCTGAGCCTGCACCATTAGCTACATATACTTGACCTGATGAAGCAGCAGCTACACCTTTAGGTTCATGAATGTCTGGGTCTGTAATTACATTATGTTGTATTGTCATTTAAATTCCTTAAAAGGAGTGGGGTCCGAAGACCCCTATCCTTATACTTCTACGTGATATTCAACAATCACTGTTGCAGTACCAGCAGTATATGAACCAGTTGCAGTAACAACAAGTTCACCAGCATTAGCACCAATAGTTTTACCAACTAAAGCACCATCACCTACAATTACTGCACCAGCAATAGTTGGAGTAATAGCAGCGTCTAAGCCGTTGTTATCAATTTCAGCACCTGCACTTGTTTGTAGACCTACGTCTAAAGAAGTGCCTCCTGACCATACACTACCTGTAATCCATTTTGAGGATACGATAGTTGCATTTGCAGGAATTGCAAATTGAAGATTTGTACTACCAGCAGTAGGTAAATCATCATAACTAAACTGCCATTCAGCACGTTTAATTTGACCTGTTGATTTAGCCTGACCACCCCATTTTGCATCTCTGCCTCTTGGTCCATAGTGATTAAGGACATTGATGCCAGCTGTATTTTCATAAGCCATGATTTTTCTCCTTAATAATTAGATGGATGAGTTAAAATAACACCAAGAGTGTCAACACGTTGAGCACCTAAGCCATAACGTGATGTTACTTGATACTTGTCTGCACGTTCTTCGTTGTCTCTCCAACCTTCTGTCTGAGGAGCACGTCTCCAAGCATGCATAATTGGCTTACATGAATCATCTGCTACGCACATGAAGATGTTTGCAATGTCACCGATTTCTGCAGTGTCATTAGCTAAGCCATAAGATGAAGCATTAAGAGCTTCTGCTGCTGTTAACTTAGGTAAGAAGTTAGAAGTGTATACATCCCAACCCATAATGTTTCTTACGAAACGATGGTCACGAGCAAAACCTTCTGTTACTAAACCTTCGAACATTGGATTGTAATTGATAGACGCAGTTTGAGTAACTAAAGTATTTAAAGTTGCTTCAACGACTGGGTCAACAATTGCAATACGACCACCAGCTGGAGAATTAGCTTTATCAAAAGCTAACTTCATAGCTACAAAGTCAGATAAATCTAGGATTCTGTCTGTTGCACCAGAACCACCAGCTACCCAACGGTGAGGGCGACCGTTAACTACGTTAACATTAGCTGCTGTTTGAGCAGCGTTAGCTACGCTTAGGAAACGTGTTTCATGGTTTTCACCAAGAGCACGTGTTGATTCCATAGCACGCATAGCCATTAGGGTATCAACTTGTGAACCATCTTCACGAAGGTCATCAGACACTTTCCATGCATCACCAACATAGTCAGTGATAGTAAGTGATAATGTACCTGTGTCGATAGGACTATAGTTGAGAGGAGTATCCTCAGCTGCATCTTGAATTGTTACAGTACCTACTGTTTTGATGCGTAAAGTTGTACCTGAACCGAAGTCTGTTACATCTCTCCACATACCTTCTGGCAGTAGATAGTCGTGTAAGTTTTCAAGAATAAACTGTGAATACTGTTCTGCTTCAATAAAAGCAGTAGTATTACTAGTCAATTGTGACATAATTTATCCTCTACGCTTGTTGTTTAATTTTCTCACCAGCAGCTCTCCAAGCATTAACTAAATCTTTAGTAGACTTATTTTTACCTACTCGAGCTGAAAGCTCAGAAACAGGTTTAGTTTGTGCTAAAGACTCAGTATTTACAGAACCAGTTGATTTAGCTACATTAGCTGGAGCTGAATCAGTAAGTCCTGCTAGTCGTAAGACTACACTAGGTGAACTAGTAGCGAGGCTGTTAAGTTGTTGAGTTGACATACCTAACTCACCAGCAAGTTTGTTATAAACAGTTTCTGCTTCAGACCCATACTTACTCTGGAAGCGTTTAGCTACAGAATCAGCATTAGCTTTAGCAGTCTTGGTCTGTTCATTACGCTGGAGTGTTTGATTTACCAAACTCATAATAGCGTCTTCGTTTAACCCAGCCTCCTGAGTGGTATTCTCTACAGGCTGTTTATAGGTTTCAGACTTTAATTCATCAAGAAGTTCTTGTGTAGTTTTGCGTTTAGATAGTTCATCTTTTAACTCAGCCATTTCAGCTTCAAGAGTCTGAATATGTTTCTGAGCATGAGGAACTGACCTTAATGCATCTTCTGCACTTGCATACTTCTTACCCTCACCAACTAATTCTTGAGCTT